ATCAAAGATCACTATATCATCTCCTTATACTTCATATTTTGTATTCCAAGAATTATTCTTGGTAACTTGATATGAACAGTATTGCATTATCATGTGATGAGTCAATGCAAGCATTGCTCATGATGATAGTGCACCCATAGGTTGCCCTACTGAGTACTTTACTACTCCTTCAATAAGCTGACGATCCGCTCCTGTATATCGGAATGAATATTCTCGATCTACAAGGATAGAACGTCATGCTTTTGCAGCCTGTTCACCAATTAACGAACTAAGTAAATCTACTTGGATCGCAATTGGCAAACGGTCTGTAGCAGCTGAAAGATCATAACCATAGCAACAATTATACAATTTTGCTTTAGAAATGGCTCTTTCAAATGCTAGACCCTGATCAAAAGTCCCATCGTTTGGAATTTTTCTCAAAATTCCGAATAAGGACTGATGTAAGGGGGAGAGTAAAGATTGAGTTCAGCCATCAACAATGGCAAACACTCTAATCTTACCAGCCGCCTCTGCCTTCATCGATAATTGACCTAAGTCACCTTGTGACGTCGGTTTTTGTGGCAATTTACATTGATCCACATCATCTATAATTTCAAACTTATTAATTAAATTAATAAGGTTGGAATTAGTAGCTGAACAATAATCCTTGAATGCAGAATAAATCACTGGATCTTTAGTGATCATAACTGCTTCTCTGACCATACCAACTCAAGATTTTTTGTTGGTAGGAGATGCAGTTTCCCTTATCAAGTAATTATTACTTGATATATTCCATTTTCCTACAAACTCATTCAATAACTGGTTCTTTTTGAATCAGCTACCAATCAGTTTAAGGAATAATGGATTTCCGTTAAATTCATCTGTGATCGTATTTAATTTTAACTTTCCCGGTATAGAAATAATTCTATATAAGGAAAATAAACTTAAATATAATCGGATAACCTTACATGATCCTTGAACTATAGATCTTCGATCTCTAGTACCAATAATCACAGGTAATCCTGATGAACTTAATCTTGGAAGGGGCAGTTCAGGCTCTATCTCCCGTAAGGAAGAAAAGGCTTGTCCAGCTATCACTTTAG